GCTGTAAAAGTAACTTTTTTGGTTTTATTTTGTTTAGCTGCTGGTTTAGCTGCTGGTTTATCATTTATTTTAACTAGTTGTTTAGCATTTTTTCTCGTTTTAACAGCCTTTGGTTTTGGTACTTGTATCAGTTTGTCTTCTACATTTTCTTCTTCTAATTCATCCTTTACAACTTCTTCTTTATTCTCTAATGTTAATGATGGTCCCATCATTATAACATCATCTATTTCTTCTATTACATCTCCTGTATCTGTTTTTAATGGTGATATATCATCTATAAAATCAACTTCCTTTTCTGATAATCCAGTTGAGTATTTTACGGGTTCTAAATCGAAATCATTCAAATTGTCATGTGGGTATATTATATTTAATGCTTGTAATGGCAACATCAAATCAGTATATCCAAATGACTTTAGTTCTCTGAATCCAGGTATTATACGCTCCTGTCCTGTTTTAGTAGTTCTTATTCTAGATTCTCTTGATAACAAATTATTCATTATATATCTATAACCCATTTCTTGAACTCTGCCAATATGTGTTACAAATAATTCTAATTTATTAATCTTTTTATCATCATCAATTAATTTACCATTTAAATTATACTCTGGATACTCTTTTATACTTTTAATACAATTATCTGGAGCAAATTTATTTGGGTATACGCGAAATGGAAATGTATATGGGTTTTCACCTCTAACATAAGAAACATAACCATTTGCCTTTTTTACAAGCAACTTACTACCTTCAGGTGTTAGTTCACCCGTCTTTGTGTCAAATATATCAGAAATACCAACAATCCCCCTACGGTCATTCATATTCATTAAATTCAGAAGCCATACTATTTCTTTATAGCTATTAAACATTGGTGTAGCAGATAGTAACAATAGTCTCAAATTGCTTACAACACTAACCAAATACATCAAGTTTTTTGCTACATTTTTGTTCTCATTGTCGTCCGAAATTCTTATATTGTGTACCTCATCCACCACAATTAAACGGTCACTATATTCATTTTCTAAATTGCGCCGTTTTGCCTCTTCTGAATCAACAGTACCCTGGCTTCTAACAATGTCATTTGAAAATTGCGTGTAACCAACAAAATAATAGGATGAATTTATTATATTTTTTACTAATTGTATGACCTTTTCTTTTTTTAATCCTTTCATGCCAGTTGGGTTAATCTCTTTTAATAATTTATTCCCTAAACACCCTTTCATTGTCCAAATACCGTCCACTTCTTTCAGTCTACGCTCATCAAATAATTGGAGTTTGAAATTATCTTGAACATTTGGACTAGCTACAATAATGATACGCTTTGGTATACCCATTTGTCTTAAATAGTCTCTCATCTCTTCACATACACCAATCGCACTACACGTCTTGCCTGAACCTAACCCGTGAAATAATAACAAACTATTATAGGGTGTTTGGAAAGACATAAAATTTCTAACAAATGCTTGTTGTGGCAGTAATTCGTATTCAACTTTGCTTAGCTCTTCGGCCCGTTTCTCAACATTATCAATTGTACCATCATATTTGGCATTGCTAAACTCCTTCTTGTTATTAATTTTAATATTAAAGTTTGGGTCATTTAAATTTGGATACAAGAATGGGTCGTCATTTGGATTTGTCTTTGCTTCAATCATATTTTCCTCTTCCATCTTTAACAATTCCTTATTTGTCCCACATTTTGGATTATATACGTTACTACAAATGTCCTTGTCTTCTGCTTCTTCCTCTATCATATTTTGTTCTACTACTTTGTCTTTATCTGCGACTGGCACTTCTAAGTCTTTTTCATCTACTTCTTTGTCCATTGTTTACTATATATTATTAATATAATCTATATTCTTGTAATACTTTATTAATATTTAAAATTAGTTGTTTTTTTTCTAAATTATATGGTCTAATTGATGCCAAACACTCCTCTAGTGTTTTCCAATCCAACTTGCTCACTTCTGTCATCTGAAAGCTCTCAAGTAAATCTATATTGTCCTCCATATATGCCAAAAAATACTTGTGTTTATATGACTTATGATTTGACCCTATAAATATCTCTTCAAATGGCATAAGATTTTCTATTATTTTTATTCTATCTTTAGAATAACCAGTTTCTTCTTCAAACTCTCTTAAGGCACAATCTAGGTCTTTTTCTAAAAAATTTCGCCGGCCTTTTGGAAATTCCCATTCTGTCTCAGCCCAATTAGTAGTACTCGATGATATTAACGTATCTATGGAAATTGTTTCATCATTTATTTGTAATCCAGTCTTCAGTAAATCAAATTTTTTCTGAGATGCTAATTCTTCACTCTTAAACTGATTACCAATATTTGTAATACCCCACATTTTTAACCACAATGATTCAAATGTATTTGTTCTTATATTTTCTTTTTCTGTTACAGACATTTCATTAAATATGCTCTGTAAATGTTCTACATTATGGTGTATATATTTACCACGAATAAAATCAATATAACCAAAACTATCTTTACGACGTATCATTAGAAACTGGAGACCTTTATCACTTGACCTGAATAGTATTATGCCGTAACTTGTTATAGGCAACTTACACTGGTGAAATAAGTGCCCCTGTTTGCCACAATTATTACATACATTATTTTTACTCATTTTATAATAAAACTATATGTGTTATTATAAAGTTGTTTTTATGTTGTTTTAATTTAGATGCCTGGAAAAACTAATCAACCTTCACCTTCTCCTTCTGGTTTAGACCCCACTGTTTGGGGGCCACATTATTGGTTCTTTTTACATACAATTGCGATGACTTATCCTATAAGACCAAATGAAGTGACCAAAAAGAAATATTACGAATTTATCACAAGTTTACCTATATTTATTCCAGTTGAAGCAATGGGCAGCCACTTTAGTAAATTGTTAGATGAATATCCTGTAACAGCATATTTAGATTCCCGCGACTCATTTATTCGATGGATGCATTTCATTCATAATAAGATTAATGAGAAACTAGAGAAACCTAAAATATCCATGAATGATTTTTATATTAAATATTATGAAGAATATAAACCCAAAGATATTAAAATGAAAGACTATTATCGCTGGCGGGAAAAAATCATTTATACAACTGTTTTGTTAGCAGCATCGGGATTAATTGTATATTTATACAATAAATAACACAATAAATAATATTTATATATATAAATATTATTATGCAACAAAATCAACAAAGTTATTCATCATCAGATGATGGAAATATTGATTATTCATCGTCAGCAGATGAAAGTAGTAATAGCGATAGTGATACTAATATATCAGACTTTTCTTCAGCCCTAGGAGATGAAGATGACCGTGACCTATCTGACTCAGATGAATCATTTAAAAGCTTTAAAGGCTCAGAAGAAGATGACGAAATGGAAACAATGGAAACACAATTTAACATCACAAGTCTAATATTATCAGTATTTGCCATGTCCATTTTTCCATTTTTATTAGAAAAATTATTTGGAATATGTGTTGACAATAATGAAAATGACAACAGTAAGATGATTGAATTCATTTCTAAACTTATAAATTTTAGAACTAATTTAATTGACACGTTAGAGAAAAACCCTAACAATGAATTTTTGTTTCAAATTGCGATGTTTTTTTCAGATAAAGACACTTTTTCTAATACTATAAAACAAATATTGACGTTTCCATGTGAAATGTCAAATAAAGGAGAAATGGTTAACACACTTTTTAGAGTTTGCGACAATACAATTTGGCCAAAAATTTCATACAACAATTTACTTAAAGGTGGGCAAAAAGGTGGGCAAAAAGGTGGGCAAAAAGGTGGGACAATCACTGGATTGGTATTAGTAATCTTTATAGTATTGTTATTATCATCTATGACTAATTCTGAAGCATGTTCAGATTCTAGTCAAAATTATGATTTGGCTCGTGGTATGAACCAATCAGATTTACTAGATGTAGCTGTTATATATGGGAATGTTTCAGAGAGTCAAAATCTAAGTTTTAATCCAGAACTAAATAGTAATGTTTCTATCAAACCTGATAAAATTAATATACCTCGCACTATTAGAGCATTTGATAATTTTACACCTCAAGTAAATAATCTAAATCAAAGTGTTATTCAAGCTCCAAGTTTTAATCAAGCTCCTAGTTTTAATCAAGCTCCTAGTTTTAATCAAGCTCCTAGTGTTATTCCAGAATTGATTGATGTTAATTTTAATAGTGTATATGCCGAAAATATATCTGGTTTATTGACTTATACATTAGACCCCAAAATTACGTGTTTAAAATTTTTAAAAATAGCAAAAATAAATGGACAATTGTCTAAATATGTAAACAAACCAAATACTTTTACAGTATTATCAGACCAATATAATAGTAAATTTATAGATAATATAGATAATAGTAAATTAGCTTTTTCAACAACCACTGGACCAAAATTAAAACCATTAAAAATAAAAACTAAACAACAAACACTGCCTGGATTAACATATTTGAATGAAGACAATGAAAGTTATATGACTCCCCCAGGATACAGTTTTGACGAGCCTGGAATAGATTATAGCACTGAAATGGTAACTAAGGGATACAACTTTGATAAAAACGCACTGCCTAATAATCAACAAGCACTTCCTGGAAAATATAATAGCAATGCAATAGTACCTGAGGGATATTTTAAGCAAGTAGTAAATTTGGACAAATCAAATACTAGTTCTTTAAATCAACAAGCACTTCCTGGAAAATATAGTAGCAATGCAATAGTACCTGAGGGATATTTTAAGCAAGTAGCCAATTTGGACAAATCAAATGATAGTAGTCCAAAACAATTAGCGCTTCCTGGAACAGATTATAGCACTGAACTAGTACCTGAGGGATACTTTACACAAGTAGCCAATTTGGACAAATCAAATACTAGTTCTTTAAATCAACAAGGAAGTCAATTAGACTATAACTCACTAATAACATCAGTTATAAAGACACCAAATGTTACACAACTTATAAATAGTGTTTTAAATAATCCAAATTTCTTAAATAATGTTTGTATATTGTTTCCTAATTTTGGCAATGATAAAATACAATTTGCTAAGTTCTTTACCGTTTTGGGTGACGGTAATGCGGTAGGGTTTGGGTTGGAAACAAATCTACCTCCAAAATTACTAATAGATTCACAACCGCAAACTACTAATCAACTAGTACCATTACCAAGTGCGAATAACGAATTGAATTTTCGACTTGCCACTGTTAATCAACCAAACCAAGTACCAAAAACAGTCGACTTACCAAACAACCAATTAGCACTACCAGGACCAGTTCAATCAGGACTACAAAACCAATTAGCACTACCAAAAACAGTTGATTCATCATCACAAAACCAATTACAACTTGGATATAATCCACAATATAATTTACCCAACATATTACCAACTACCAATAAAGAATATGATTTTCGACTTGCCACTGTTAATCAACCATATCAAGTACCAAAAACATTTGACTTACAAAAC